ATCTTTGGATGATTGGGATGTGATGAAAGAACACATTCAATATGATTTCTTAAAAGATGGTCACTTTGCAGAACTAAAAGAAGCTGAACTTATTAATGATCGTATTCAAACACTAGATTCAATTCAGTCTTATATTGGTACATTCTTCAGTAAAGAATATGTTCTTAAACATGTTCTACGTATGAACGATACTCAGATTGATGAGATGAGAGATCAAATTGCTCGTGAACTTGAAAAAGACCCAATGGACGGTGGTATAAGTTTACCAGATGGTGGCGATGGTGTTACACGTTATCCAGAAGTTGGTGGCGCTCCTATTCCTGCTGATGATTATGGTAAGTTCCAAGGTGAAGAAGACCCAGAAGATGACTTGAAGAAAGCACAAGCTGCTCAAGCATTGGGTGCAGCTGATCAAGCAAAAGCAACTGCGAAAGCAACTGAAAATGGAGGAGATAAATAATGAGTAGAGAAATTATTGATGCGTTGTCTAATGGTAACAACGTAGAAGCAGAAACACAATTTAGTACTGCATTGTCTAGTAAAGTTGGAGATGCTTTAGAATCACAACGAAGAGAATTAGCTAAGACTTTTGTTAAAACAATGAGTGTAGAAAATGAAGAGGATTGAGGAAATCTATGAATCTACAGTTGTAGAGAGGGATGAACACAAGAAATCTAAACAATATAAGAAGCTTTCTCCTAAATTAAAGGATGCAGTGGACGATATATTCAAAAAAATGGATGCTAAACCTTCTGATTTCCTAAATAGTTTCGAGAAAACTATTACAGATATTTCAAGAAAATATAAAGTTCCTGAGAAAGAACTTCTTGGATATTTTGAAAAAGAAATGCTAGCTATCTAGGAGTAAAAAAATGGCTTTTGCTACAAGAACATTAAGAGACACACCTGTAGCAAATGCAGGCGATGGTGGATATGTCACCATCTTGGTTGATATCGAAGATGATACAACTGCAAATAATGCTATTCTAGATGCAAGTGCATTAGCTGGTCACGCAAATGGTGCAAAACTACATCTCAATCGTATTTGGTGGTCATTAGTACAGGGTACAGCAGATGACGATACAGGTCATGTAGAAATCATAGAAGTGGGTGCAGCTGCAAACAATTCACAAGATTCTACACAGTTTAGATGTGCTGGTACAGGACACTATGACGGAACTGCTAGTAAAATTGCAGGGACAGCCGTAAACACTACTGCAAGTTCTGGTGATCATGAAGCTAGTTGTTTCGGTACATCTGGTACGATCATCATCGAATTTAAGAAAGACGAAAACTATACGTCATAGGGGATATGAGATGCAGACCGTAAAATTATTTTCAGAATCCGTTGAAGAGGTGGAGTATATCACCGAAGAAAAAGAAGGCGGAAAGAAAGAATACAAAATTAGAGGCATTTTCATGCAGGCTGATATCAAGAACCGTAATGGTCGAGTATATCCTATGGAAATCCTTAATAACGAAGTTACTAAGTATAACAAGAATTTTATCAAAGAAAATCGTGCCTTTGGGGAACTGGGACATCCAGACGGACCAACCGTCAATTTGGAACGAGTGTCCCACATGATCACTTCTTTGACCCCTGATGGTAAAAATTTCATTGGTGAGGCAAAAATTATGGCCACACCAATGGGTGAGATTGTTAAGAACCTCATGGATGAAGGTGCTAAGTTAGGCGTTTCATCTAGGGGCATGGGAAGTTTGGACCAAAAAAATGGTGCTAACTATGTGAGAGATGATTTTTACCTTGCAACAGCTGCTGATATTGTTGCCGATCCTTCTGCCCCTAATGCTTTTGTTGAGGGTATTATGGAAGGTAAAGAGTGGGTTTGGAACCACGGATCGTTAGTTGAAGCACACGTTGCTAAGTTAAAAACAGAATTTGACGTTAAAACCCGTCAAAGAGAGGCGAACAAAGAAGCTTTAGAGTTCGCTAAATTCCTCAAAATGTTGTAAAGTATAAATAATATAATTGCAAAAGGAGACATTCCATGTCCGAATTAGAACAAACAATTGAGGAGCTTGAAGCAGAGGTATTGGCGGAACTAGAAGAAGCCAGTCAACCATCCGATTCGGGTGGAAAAGCAGATGCTCCCCAAAAAGTAAAAGATGAGGTCAACGACGAAGAAGACCTCGGCGGTGCAGAACCCGAAGCAAAAGTAGAGAAGGGTGCTGACGAAGATCGTAAAGAAAAAGAACTTGGTAAGAAAGCATCTGCTTCTGCTAAAGCTGTTTCTGGTGATGCACAACAGAAAAGTGCTGGTAAATCTGATGGTCCTCAGAAGCTTGCTGCATCTCACGAACCAGAAGAAGGTGAAGTTGTTTCAGAAGCAAAACTTACTAAAGCACAGGCAATCGAACAGATTGGTAAGATGAAGAAGTCTGAAATCGAAGAGATGCTTGCTTCTCATGCTTCTAAACTTGCTGAAGCTGGTAAAGCTCAGACTGAAGAAGAACTTGAAAAACTTCAAGCTGAGAAAGATGCTATCGAAGAGAAAATTAAGTCAATTAACGTTGCAGAAGATGTTGATGCTCTAATGGCTGGTGAAGACCTCTCCGAAGAATTTAAAGAAAAGGCTGCAACAATTTTTGAGGCAGCTGTTAAATCTAAGATACGTAGTGAAGTTGTGCGAATGGAAGAAGGCTACAGTGTTGCTCTTGATGAAGCTACTGATACAATAAAAGAAGAATTGTCAACTAAAGTTGATAACTATCTTGGTTACGTTGTTGAAGAGTGGATGAAGGAGAATGAACTTGCTGTTGAACGTGGTCTAAAAGGTGAAATCGCCGAGGACTTTATTGTTGGTCTAAAACAATTGTTTGAAGATCATTACATTGATGTTCCCGACGAAAAGTATGACGTTCTGGAAGCTCAAGCAGAAAAGATTGCTGAGTTAGAAGAAAAACTCAACGAAAAGATTGAAGAAAACGTTGAGAAAAGAAAAGTGGTTGAATCTCTAACAAGAGAACAGATTACCAGTGAAATTTCACATGATCTGGCTAGTACTGAAGTAGAGAAATTCAAGTCGCTTACAGAAGATGTTGATTTTGTTTCTGAAGATTCCTTCCGGGCCAAACTAGACACCTTGAAAGAAAGCTATTTCCCAAAAAGTCTTGGGGAAGCACAATCTTTCTTAATTGATGATGAGAATAGTGAGACTGCACAGGACATTGATACGACTGAAAGCATTCGTGCTTACATGTCGGCAATCAGTCGTACAAAGAGTGCATGATTTTTATAAATAACTGTAGAAAATAATAAGGAGAAACTCAATGTTTCAGACAGAACATCTACAAGAAAAGTGGGCGCCCGTCCTAGAACACCCCGATCTTCCTAAGATTGAGGATGCTTATAAACGTGCGGTCACAACCGTTATCCTAGAAAACCAAGAAAAAGCCATGAAAGAAGATGCAGGGTTCCTTTCGGAAGCTGCACCTACTAACTCCACTGGTGGTTCCATCTCAAACTGGGACCCAATTTTGATCTCGCTCGTTCGCCGTGCCATGCCTAACTTGATTGCGTATGACATTTGTGGTGTTCAGCCAATGACTGGTCCTACGGGTCTGATCTTCGCAATGCGTGCTTCCTTCATCTCTTCTGATGGTGCTGAAGCTCTTGTTGATGAAGCTCTTCCAGGCGGTCAAGGTAAATCTAACCAGAACGCCGCCGGTACAACTGGTGGTGGCGATGTTGGTGCCACAGAAACAAACCCTGCCGTTCTTAACGACAGTCCTTCTGCTGGTACTTACACAAGTGCAACTGGTCAGACAACTGCTCAAGGTGAAGCATTGGGTGATACATCCACAAACGCTTTCGCTGAGATGGCATTCTCTATCGATAAGTCAACGGTTACTGCCGTTACACGTGCTCTGAAGGCTGAGTACACGATGGAACTTGCTCAAGACCTCAAAGCGATCCACGGTTTGGACGCTGAAACAGAACTTGCGAACATTCTTAGTTCGGAAATTCTTGCTGAAATCAACCGTGAGGTTGTTCGTCGTGTTTACGTTTCCGCTGTTAAAGGCGCACAAGTCAACACAACAACTGCTGGTATCTTTGATCTCGACACCGACTCGAATGGTCGTTGGTCGGTTGAGAAGTTCAAGGGTTTGATGTTTGGTATCGAAAGAGATGCTAATGCGATTGGTCAACAGACTCGTCGTGGTAAAGGTAACATGCTAATGTGTTCTGCTGACGTTGCGTCTGCATTGCAGATGGCTGGTATCCTTGATTACACGCCTGCTCTTAACAATCAACTCAACATTGATGACACAACGACAACGTTCGCTGGTGTTCTTAATGGTCGTTATAAAGTATATGTTGATCCATATGCTGCCAACGTATCTGCTTCTCAGTACTACGTTGTCGGATATAAGGGTTCTTCGCCTTATGACGCTGGTATGTTCTACTGCCCATACGTTCCGTTGCAAATGGTTCGTGCGGTTGGTGAAAATACGTTCCAACCTAAAATCGGGTTCAAGACTCGTTACGGGATGGCTGCTAACCCATTTGCTCAGACTGCTGGTGCAGTTGCTGCGAATGACACACAGAACACTGATGCATCTATTGATGACGGTGCTAACGTTTATTACCGTAGAGTTAAGGTTGCAAATCTCATGTAAGATTTGTTTCTAATAAGAAACTTTACTATAAACTTAGAGGGTGCTTTCGGGCACCCTCTTTTTTTATTTCGCCTATATAGAGTATGGCATATAGCAAAGAACTATTAGATCATTATGAGAACCCACGAAATGTAGGCTCATTTGATAAAGAAGATGACGGAGTAGGAACAGGACTTGTTGGAGCTCCTGCTTGTGGAGATGTTATGAAACTCCAAATTAAAGTTGAAGAAGGAATTATAACTGACGCTAAATTTAAAACATTTGGGTGTGGAAGTGCAATCGCTTCATCTAGTCTGGTTACAGAGTGGGTCAAAGGACGCACACTAGAAGCAGCAAATGATATTAAGAATACAGAAATTGCAAAAGAACTAGCACTACCACCTGTCAAGATACATTGTTCAATTCTTGCAGAAGATGCCATAAAGGCTGCTGTCAGTGACTATGTGAAAAAATGTGAATGTAAATAACATATAAATAGAAGTATGGTAGATTCAACAGCTCTTTCTAGACAACCAGATAAATTGGATTATCTAAATCCAAGTCAATTTAGGTTTACTATTAATCAACTTCCTAAAGTTGAATTTTTTACTACGGCTTGTAACATCCCTGGCGTTTCTGTTCCTAATACAGAAATGTCAACCCCTTTTACAAATGTACCTATTGTTGGTGAGAAAGCAGAATTTGAAGATTTTAGTCTTTCATTTATTGTTGATGAGTATTTAGAAAATTATCTCTCATTGCATGAATGGATTACTGGCCAAGGATTTCCAGAAAGTACAAAACAATATACAACGTTTAGAGATGTTACAGGTGATACTAGTTCTACAAACACATCTAAGTTTGGAAGAACTGGCGATAGATCAATGTACTCAGATGCAACATTGACAGTGCTTAGTAACAAGAACAATCCAATTATTGAAATTAGATTTAGAGATATGTTTCCTGTAACACTTGCAGCCTTAGATTTTGATCAGGGTGCAACTGATGCTAGTTTAATATCTTGTAGTGCTACCTTTAAATACCAACAATATAAAATTGTACCTATTAAATAATGGAGAATAAATGGATAAGTTAAGTGAATTGCAGGCGGAAGCCAAAGAAGACCTTATTATATTAGATGATGAAGATTTACACCAACAATCATATAAAAATCAAATCATAAAACCAAAATGGTTAGACTATAAGTCTAAGTATCGATTACTCATGTTTCAATTGAAAGCTGATCATAAAAGGTTGTATAGACAAAAATGGGAGTATTATGGAGGCAAGTCAGGTGCTAAAGTATATGCTGCAAAACCGTTTGACTTGAAAGTTTTAAAAACTGATATGGGAGTTTATATAAACTCTGATGATGAGATAATTGATATAGAGTTAAAAATTGAATATTATGAAACTCTGGTTCAGTATGTTGACGGTATAATTAAGTCTATAGACAATCGTAGTTGGGATATTAAACATGCACAAGATTGGAAGAAATTTGTGGCTGGTGGTTTCTAATGAAGAAATGGATTGGATACTATGAAAACATTATAGATGATGCTGGGTGTAAATCTATTATGAATTACCCTTGGGAGTTAAAACCATCAACTTATGCTAATCATAAAGGACAAAGCCGCAATAGCGAAGAACGAGTTAAAATGGATGAGGTTTGGTGTAAGGAAGATAATAAGCCATATCCATTACTTAAAAAGTCTGTTATTGAGGTTATGAATATATATTCACAGGAACAGAAACATTTTTCTTGTGTACATCATACAGATTTTAGGCTTAATAAATATGATGTTGATGGGTTTATGTCACCACATTGTGATAACATCCATCATTCTCATGGACAACTTTATGGATACCCTCAAGCAACGGTATTATTTTTTCTAAATGATAATTATGAAGGTGGGGAGTTTTATGTTGCAGAAAATTGTTATAGTCCGAAATCTGGGTCTGCTATAATTTTCCCAGCAAACTTTATGTTTCCACATGAAGTAAAAAAAATAACAAAAGGCGAAAGGTGGAGTATAGTATCATGGCTGATGTGAAAGTTAGTATAGATGAATTTACAGCATTTCCAACAATGATTTATAAATTTAAATCAGACCTTGGAGAAGATAGACATTCGAATATGTCTGCATATATTAAAGCAAAAAATACAATGCAGACAGAAGATGATTTATATAAGTTATCTTCGTTTGGAGCTCTTTTAGAAACTGTTCATAATACAACAAACGATATTCTAAAAAAATTAGAATATCAATATGACAAACTAGAAATGACAAGTATGTGGGGAAATCATATGACGCCTGGAATGTCACACCCTCCACATACACATTCTAATAATGTATGGTCTGGTGTTTATTATGTTGAGTCTTCAGAGGGATCAGCTCCAATTCAATTTTTTGATCCTAGACCACAAGCTAATACGTTACATCCAAAAAATAAGCCTAACTGGAAAAATTCTAGTATGTTACAATTTGATGCTGAAGTTGGCACTGGTTTAATTTTTCCATCTTGGTTGCAACATTGGGTTCCACCTACAC